AGGTTTAACACAAGTCCATCTGGCTCAACATCACCAACACAACGTATGCAAATCACCGAAGCGGGAAACGTGGGCATTTCTAAAACTGCATTTGGCAGTATTAGCACAGACGGATTTTGGTGGGAGAATGGGGCTAGTAAATATTTAGCACTTTCAGGAACAGGAACAAGCCCTATTTATCTGAACAGGAATGGGTCAGATGGTGGAATTGTAAACTTCTACAAAAGTGGCACAAATGTGGGGTTGATTGGAGTAGGAAGCGGGTCAGGAAACCCAATATACATTGGTTCGGGGGCAACTGGTTTAGATTTTGAAGATGCAAATGACGCAATCAGACCGATAAATGCTTCAAATGGTAACGGTAGGGATAATTCAATTGACTTGGGTAGACCTGATGTTCGTTTTGACGACATCTACGCCACCAATGGCACAATCCAAACGTCTGACGCTAACGAAAAACAGCAAATCGCAGCACTGACTGACGCTGAAATCACAGCGGCTAAAACCATTAGCACATTGTTCAAGACGTTCAAGTGGAACAGTGCAGTTGAGGGCAAAGGGGATGCAGCCAGAACCCACGCTGGCGTAATTGCACAGGACGTTGAAGCAGCTATGACTGCCGCTGGACTAGACGCTGGTGATTATGCGTTCTTCATTAGCAGCACTTGGTGGGAAACACAGACAGATGTTCCTGCGGTTGATGCTGTTGATGCGGTCTATGAGGGTGTTGTTATTCCGGCTGTGCTTGACGATGATGGCAATGAGGTTGAAGCAGAACGTACGGAACAACGTACGGTCACAGAGGCCGTAGAAGCCGTTGCAGCCTACACACGCACAGACACCTACGACACAGCCGAAGAAGCACCAGCAGGGGCTACAGAGCGTAACCGCAAGGGTATTCGCTATCCTGAGTTACTAGCGTTTGTGGGTGCGGCAACTGAACAGCGTCTGGCTAATATTGAAACACGTTTAGCAGCATTAGAGGCAAGCTAATGAACGAAGAAAACAAAGTCATCATTGACGTTGCGGCTGGCACAGGCACATTTGCTGCGTGGATCGGTATGATGCCCGACATTGTGGCTTTGTTTACTGGCCTTTGGGTGCTGATCCGCATCTGGGAAACAGACACAGTTAAGTTTTTAACTGGTCGAAAAGACGATGTTTAAGGCAATCGTATTAGCTTGCGTAATAGGCGCACCGACTGATTGCATAGAATTTCATTCGATTATTTACAGCGAAACGCGGGAAGCTTGCCGGTCACGCGCAATGACTATGGCAAAAGACGTTGGGGAGATTGCCAACTTGATGCCGAAGCAGTGGCGGTGTCAGAGACTTGCGGAAGGTCAGCTATCTTGGAACCAATATCAGCAACATTGGCTGGCATAGCTTTAGTCAAGCAATCAGTCGATTTCATAAAAAGCAACATATCCACTGCACAAGATATTGGGCAAATTGCCGGTCAGATTGATGCACTGTTTACCGGCCAAAAACAGGTGCAACAAGCCAGCAACAAGAAATCCGGTGTTGGTCTAGCTGATCAGTTCGGCGTGCAGTCTGTTGCAAAAGAAATGATTGACGCCAAGCTTGCGGCAGAACAGATTGCCGAAGTTGCGCGGATGGTTGATTTCCGATTTGGTCACGGCACTTGGGCTGGTATATTGGCAGAACGGCAAAAGCGTATTCAGCAAGCTAAAGAAGCACGCGCAGCGCAGCGAAAGATGGAGCAGTTACGTCAACAAGAGATGTTTGAAAATTTCAAAGTTGGGGCTATTGCTGTCGGGCTTGTTGTGGTTATCATTGGGCTGTTTATCGGCGTATTAACAGCAACGGCTGGTGTAATTGTCAAATAGTGCGGTCACAATTGGCTTGATGGGAGAATATCTTGCCGCAGCGGCTATTATCTCGATTGGAACTCATAAAGTTTCGTTGTGTCAGCAAACGGCTGTCGATTTGGTGGCTTTCGATGCTAATAGCTATCTGTCTGTGCAAGTTAAAACTGCGACTTTGCATCAAAGACTGCATCGGCAACCGTCTTATCAATTTCAGCTTTCGCACGGCAGCAAAGTCAAGCGCAAGCATAATCCAAGGGATTTTGACATATATGCTTTGGTTGCCGGTGATCCATCGCACAGACGTTGCTTGTTCTTGCCCACCGCAAAGCTGTGCTTACAAAGTACGAAGCGACTGCCGCCATCGCGGTTTACGGCTGAAGCGGAAGTTGAAAGCTGGCATAAAGCGGTCGATTACGTTTTGGAGATGAGACGATGAACTGGGATAAATATCCAAATTTTAGCGAAGAAGAATTTTCTTGCAGCGAAACCGGCGAATGCAAAATGTCGGCGGCATTTATGACAAAGCTGCAAAAACTGCGTGATGTTTATGGCAAGCCACTAACAATCACCAGCGGCTATAGAAGCCCGAAGCACAGCATTGAAGCGTCAAAGCCGACCGGCAAACTATCGACCCACGCAAGGGGATGTGCAGCCGATATAGCGTGCAATGGGCAACAAGCATATGAGATAATGAAGCTGGCGTTTCAGATAGGGTTTACTGGCATCGGCGTATCACAAAAGGGCAGTGCGCGTTTTGTGCATCTGGACACGTTCAGCGGGTCGCCACGGCCAAACATCTGGAGTTATTAAAATGTTAGCAGTTTTAGGCAAAATTCTGGGGTCAGATAGCGTCATCAAGCAGGGGATGAAGCTGATTGACGATATGCACACCAGCACCGAAGAAGAAATTGCGGCTAAAAGCAAAGCAAAGATTGATTTGATGGGTGCATATGCGCCGTTTAAGATCGCGCAGCGTTATCTTGCGCTGATGTTTGGTGCAACTTTTCTTGGCAGTTATGTGATCGTTTTGTCGATGACAATCAGCGGTCAAGGCGATCCAGATGCGGTCACAAAGGTGATGGAACAATTCAGCATCAATTACGCGATGCTGATTATTCTGGGCTTTTATTTTGGTGGTGGTGTCATCGACAGCGTTAAGGCGAAAAAGTAAGGCGGCTATTCCAACCGCCAAACCCGCCAACCATTGCCATCCATTTTTCGGGTGGTGTATTTTAGGCCGCGATAACGCAGCGCGTCACGCAGCGACATTGCTTGCTCATAAGTTTCGCAAAGCACACTATCACCAATTTCCATATCATTGATGATTTCGATCTTGCTGCGACCCGCTGGTGGGATCGGCACGTTCTTTTCGATTTGCATTAATTATATCCAATCTTTCCCTAAAGCATCCCAGATGCAATGTTTGTTTGCCGCCATCCACGATCCAATCGGGATCACTAAGGCGCAGGGTCTTGTCGCACCATACGCACCGACCTTGTGCATTTGAGGCCGGTGCATAGGTTGGTTTTTTTCTTTTAGAACGGGATATCGTCATCATCCGCAACTGACGCAAGCGGCTGCGCTGGTGCTTGTGCTTGTTCAGTTTCTTTTGCGACTGGATACGAATTTTGATTAACGCGCAAAGATAGTGATTTAACAACCACATTTTCTTTGTTGGTGTATTCCCGTTCTGACAATTCGCCAGAAACAGTTATTTCCGCGCCTTTAACAAGTGCTGGCTGCAATGTTGCACCACGATTGCCCCAAATAGAACAATCAAGCCAAATGGTGCTTTTATTTTCACCATAGCCAACATTGCTTGCCAAAGAAAAACCAGTGACTTGATCGCCATTTTTGGTTTCTCTTGTTTCGGCATCACGGCCTAATCGACCGACAAAAGTGCAAACATTCATTTCAATTCATCCTTCCGTTTAGAAAACATTGTTATTTGATCTTCTGGTGCTTTTATGCCGCTGCCACCATACAGCTTTGTGTAAAGCGCGTTAACATCACGCACACTTTTACACGCATCTAATTTTTCAGCTAAAACATTATTTGAGGCGAGGCCAGCCGCCGGAGTGGATGCAGCGACTGGCCTCTTGTTAGCAGGCTGCGGACGGGAGGGAACCGCGCCACGCTGACTAGCTAAGTTACCATCATCGTCAGCCGCATTCAATCCGAACATCGTCAATAAACTTGCACGCCGGAAATATGTCACGCAGCTAATGAACGATTGCGGCGTGTCTTTTTCGGGGCTGATCTGCAAAAAACTGCTAATCTTTTCGCCAGTCTCTAAATGCACCACTGTCGTTACCAATGCACCATCTTGGAAATATTGTGCGAATGACAGCCCATATTCGGGCAACACATCCAGCGCAGTCAGCACATCGCCAAGCGTTGAATATTCGCTTTTGAACATAGGGTTCTTGCCAGATTTGCCGACACTAGCCGCCTTTCTAACATCGGCCAACGCCGCGTGCAGTTTTAGATTTTCCATAGGTCTTTTGCCCTTTCAAGCCATTCGGTTTTCATTTTCCACTGATACATATGACCCCAATCGGGATCGGTAATTGATGCCAGCACTTTCGGATCGGTGCTAACGGTCAACAGGTTTTGCCGGATCAATGCTTTTTGCCGCATTTCGTTCAGCGCGTGATTGATCCCGTCTGCTTGCAATTCTTCGCAGTTATATGCGTTAAAGATGACGGCATCGTGTTCTGCTATGTAGATGATTGATGGCGTGACCCGCAGCGCGTGCCAATAGATCGCAGCTTGGCAGATGTGAGCGAACTCCGGCTTTTTAGGCAGTGTCGCCTTTGCCCAGCCCTGCGTGCCGTCTTTCAACAGCTTGGTCTTGCGCGGTGCTTTGGTTTTCATTCGACAAAGCCAAGGATCGGCACGTTCACGTCATCTAACCAGCATTCAATCTTTTCTTCATCAATCGCGCCGGTAAAGCCGTTTTCCACACAAATATTCACGCCTTGATGCACCATTGCCGGTATACATTCACGAAACTTCACACGCAAAACATCATCTTCATCTGCCGGATGGAAGTCGAAAGCGATTTGCGCGGCTTCAATGGCTTCATCAATATCAGCCCCGTGGCACACTATTGACTGCACCGCCGTATGCACTGACGTTCCGATCGCTGCACGTTCACCAACGCCAACATCGCGGCGTTCGTCTGATGTTAGATGCAGATAATCAAATATCCATTTTGCTGGCGAACGTAATAGCTGGCTGGCCGATAAATGGCTGAACCCTGCGCTTGTCCACAATTCACTGATTTCCCGTTTTTTCATAGCAACACGTTACCGCAGATCGTTCCCAAAACGCAACAGTTATTTTTTTGCTTTACAGATTGAAATCGAAAGGGGCTTGCAATGAGTGGAAGCAAATCAAGAAACAAAGGTCGCGGCTATGAATATGAGATAGCCAAAGAACTTTATGAGCATCTTGGGCTTAATTTTGTGCGTGAACTTGACCAAACGCGGCAAGCGCACCTTGGCGATCTGGTGACAACCGATTGCGACTTTCCGCTGGTTATTGAATGCAAAAGATACAAATCCGGCGTATCGGGCGACTGGTGGTCACAAGTCTGCACCGCCGCTGCGGTCGCTGAAAAGCTGCCAGTGCTGTTTTACCGGCTTGACAGGATGAAAACCCGCGTGCGCTTGCCAGTGGCGGCTATCGTGGGGCTTGCTGGCTATACGGCAAACCAAGATATAGCTGAACAATATGATTGGCGATATGCCGTTGAAACTGATCTTGACACTGCAATGATGATTATTAGGGAGATGCTTGCAAATGGGGCGTAATATGGACACAGTGGGCGATCGCGAATATGTGATGATTTCCAGCGAAACGTGGATTGACGTTAAAGATTTGACAGTCGAAATCTTCAAAAGCAAAACGGGCGTTGAAGTGCGTGTATTGCCGCGCAACAGCGATAACGGCGTTGAGCCTTTAGGCGTTATCCGCGCTGATTTTATCGCCTACACCCGCAGCCGCAAAAACGTAATACCGTTTTTTCCAAGGGGCTATTTTAATGATCCAAAAGGGTGACGGGAAATTTCAGCGGCTATATGAGCAAGGGCGATGCCCTAAGTGCCGCAGCTATGTTGAAATCGAACCGGATCGTTGGGTTTGTCCGGTTTGCAAGCTGATAACTACAGGAGTGGATTTTGGAAACAGAACACAATCTGAAAATGGAAATGCTGACGATTGCTGAAATCGGCACAGCGTGGAAATGTGAGCCGGTGAAACTGCCGCAGTATTGCCAGCTTGATTTTGCACTGACACGGCAAGGCAAGATCGAAGCATTTGCGGAAGTCAAATGTCGCACGTTCAATCGTGATCGTTATAAAACGTCACTGATCCATTTGCACAAAATGATGTACGCGCGGCAAGTTGCTTTCGAGACCGGCATTCCCACGTTTTTAATAGTGCGCTGGACTGACTGGATCGGGGCTTGCAGCTTTAAAGTGGATTTTGCCACGACAATAGGTGGCCGAAGGGATCGCGGAATTGAGCGTGATTATGGGCTAATGGCCGAAGTGCCAATAACTGAATTTCATATGGTTAGGGAATTAAATGAAACGATCTGAAGCACTGGAGAAAGTGCAGCTAATATTAAATGAACGCGGTGCCAGCTATGGCGATCTGCGAAAAAATTGGACGCAAACAAGCCAGATGATGTCAATGGTGGTCGGCAAAGACGTTACGCCGGAACAGTTTGGCGCGATGATGATTGCTATGAAGCTGTCACGGCTTGCAAACAGCGAATGCAGCCACGCAGACAGCCTATTGGACATTATCGGCTATGCAGCCCTAACCTTGGAGATTTTGCACGATGAATGAGTTTCTTTTGCCAGATGATAATGTGCAAATCAGTTTTAGCGGCGGCAGAACGTCAGCGTATATGCTGCAACACTGGCCGCGAAATGCCAGAAACTCTAGATTTTGTACAGGAATGCAGCAATCGCTGGAATGTTGTAATTACTTGGCTTGAATATACAAGAAAAGATGGAAAGCCGATTGCCACTGTTGTTAGCCATAATTCCGCAAGCAGAAATGGTGAGCCTTTTGCAAAATTGATAAAAGAAACTAGGAATGGCCGCGCCTTGCCTAATCAACAATGGCGGTTTTGTACTGAAGAATTGAAAGCTAAAACACTAAGTCGGTATTTGACAAAATATTTGGGATGGGAATTGTGGTCGGCCGCAATCGGAATAAGGGCGGACGAGGTTCACCGCACAAAAACAAAGCGCAGAGGAAGGCAAATACACTGGTATCCGTTATCTGATGCCGGTATTACAAAACGCGACATTTATGATTTTTGGCAAAAACATCCATTTGATTTGCAGCTTGAAAGCGTAAACGGCACAACGCCACTTGGAAATTGCGATATGTGTTTTTTGAAAAGTGAAAAAATTTTAGCGAACATTGCGAAGATTATGCCAGAACGCGCTGATTGGTGGATTGAAATGGAAAATAAAACAGGCTCAACATTTAGAAAAGATCGTAATCTGCAAGAATTTGCTAATTTCATTAGCCGTCAATCCGACTGGGTTTTTGAAGAAGAAGGGTATTTTTGCCAACAAGATGGCGGGGAGTGTACAGGATGAGCATTAAAGCATTGGATTGGGCGATGGATGCGCCTGTTCAAGACCCGCTGGCAAAGCTGGTTTTGATTGTAGTTGCGAACCACCACAATGACGCAAGGGGCGTTGCTTGGCCGTCTGTTGGGCATATTTGCCACGTTACCGGCGCAGCGGAACGCACTGTTCGGGCGAAGCTAAAGAAGCTTGAAGATGGCGGCTTTTTGATCCGAAATCACCGGTCTGGAAGGTCAACAGAATACACCCCTGCATATCTCGCACCCCTGCACCAGATGCAGGACACCCCTGCACCAGATGCACCCATAACCAATAAAGAACCGTTAAAAAGAAATAAGGGGAAAACTAAAGTTGTTGACTGGGAACCTGATGAAGCTGATCGCCAATTTGCTCAAAGCAAGGGTCTTGATGCCGCTGACGTATTAGAAGCAATACGCTTATGGGATAAGCAGAACGGCAACAAAGCCGCATATGTCGACCTGACAGCCTTCTGGCAGAACTGGTGCATAAGAGACAGCAAAAAGAAGCCAAAGCGCGTCACAGGCCATTCTAAGCCCTTTAACGGGCAATCAAGCGAATGGACGCCGCCACAACGCAAGATGGTCACGCTGGATCAATGGAAAGGGCTGACTGACGGGATGCGAACCTATTACAAGCAAAACCGGCCAGACGTGATCGCTGAACTAAAGAAAGTTGGTGCGGATGTGTAAAAAGGTGTTGACAGGTGTAAAAGGATGTGCTATAACATAAGAACAATAGCAAAACGGGAGTTTGCAAAATGACACAGCAAGACAGAAAAACCCAGCAGTTAATGATTACAATGCTGGCTTGGTACAATGATTTCCAAGACTTTGCATCGCGGGATCAATCTAACGAAGCTTATCGTGTTTGCGCCTTTGAAGCGGCTTTTGCTGCAATAACACGTTGTGAGATGGCAGGTTTTTGCCCGATGAGCCTAATCACTGACGCTTATGATTATGCTGCAAAGTATAACTTCGACATAACTAGGGTGCGGGCATAATGCCCCGCCTGTTTGTCATAGCAGTATTGGTGGCCGGTTGTAGTTATACGCCGGTCGCTGATC